CCCATGGTGGGTTGGCCGAACCGAGCAGGAGTGCTTTATGGTTCGCACACGTTCTTCCACATTGCCTCTTTACTCTATCCCGGTCACGTACACATACATTTATTGTAATGGTACGAGGACCCCGATTTATTCCGGTGTTAAAACTTATGTTACCGGATCGTCGTCCATTGTGGACGTCACTGGGGTAAAGAGGTATACTATCGCAGGCTTGCAGGCCTTCAAACCTGTGAGTCATGCTCGGGTGCATACAACCTTGTATAACGGGTTGCTCACCCAAACCACACCGGTGGCTTGCCTACCATCAACACCTTGGTACCTGAAGAGCTATGAAGCTTCGACGGGCTACGGGTGGGGCAGGGCATTCGGTTCCACCAATGATGTTGCTTCTTTGCTCTACGCTTGGCGGAAGAATCCGTCGTCGTATGATCTTGCAGATGGTTTTTCTGACCGTTGGCAAGCCGCTCGCCCTTCTATGGGTTCGCGGGCAAACATGGCCGTTTTCATGTACGAACTGCGCGAAATTAAACGCATGTTCGACTTGCTGCCAAACAAGCACTTCCGTCTAAGAGATTGGAAGACTGTTTTGCAGTATGTGAACGGTATGCACCTGAATTACAATTTCGGGTGGAAGCCTTTCCTTCGTGATGTTTCAAACGTCATTGAAGGTCTTTCTAGCTTCGACCGTAGACTGTCGACGTTCCTTCGGGAACAGAAACAAGTGCTCTTGAAGCATGAAAGAAGTGGATCGTCTGGCTCAGGGATTATTCAAAACTGGCACACTGGCCAAGATTCCCAGTGGTCTTATCGTGTGACGCAAACCTGGACTGTAAAGTATTCTTCTACATTTCAGTTTTCGTACACCGTTCCGCCTTATGCCCTGGGCGAGATGAAGTGGCGGGCCTATTTGGACACACTTGGACTAGTTATAGACCCGGCGATGATTTGGGCGGTTTTGCCCTGGTCGTTTGTCTGTGACTGGTTCTTCAAGATCGGTCCTTGGCTGCAGAACTATTCACCCAAATGGATTCAGCCTGAAGTTAATTTGCTTCAGGCGTGTAATTCATGTAAGGTGGAGTCGCTGGTCGAAGTCGATCTCAAGTGGAAAGTTCTAAACTGGCCTGAGGTTTTATTTCCTCGTGTTGCTGATCAGACGTGTGCAACCTACAGCCGAGCCCCGGGGATTCCTGATCCTTTTCCGGAATCTGCGGACTCACTCTCAGCGGACAAAATCCGACTGCTCATTTCACTCGGACTAGCGAGGGTTTGACTTCTCGCTACCCCAAGCTCTGAGTAATTCAGACTCTTTAAGGAGAAGCATTATGGCATTAGCAGACATTACATTGAATGATGGACAAGGTACACCTGTAGCTCATGTTTTCACGTACATTAGTACGAGTGGAAACAGAACGATTCGTTCTGACATGAGCGCGGACCCTGAGACGCCGCTCCTTCTCACTTTTGCCCATAGTCCAACGACTATAGGCGGGAAGGCAGGCAAATCCCATCTCATACGGTTCGACAGGACGGAGCTCGATGCTGACGGGGTTACCCCCCTCAAAGCGAACGTCCGCATAGTGCTGGAGGTTCCCAGTGCGATCCTTTCAGACGCTCTGGTCGATGACTTCATGGCTTACGTCCGCAATTGGGCCACACAGGCCAATGGCAGGACGTTCGCCAGAGATTCTGTTGGTTAACTGCCGTATGTCTGCTGCCGCGTGCTCTACGGAAGGCTAAGGCTTATGCCCGACCTCGAAAAGCCGTGGTATCTCCCCTTTGTCGTCGCTTTTCTTCGCGACGATGTCCCTGAGCTGCTAGGTATTTCTCCTGCGGCTCTTACTCGAGATATACTCACGCTCGAGAAACGTGTGTCCATGGAGGGAGAGTCATTTCTTACTAAAACTCTCCCCGCTTTCGGCAAGGTCTTTGACTTTGCCCTCCAAGAACGTGCGCCTCTGGCTGTGTCTGGCTTCAAAAGGAAGCCTCGCAGTGCGTTACCCGCGTTTCTGCAGGCATTGCTAGGTCGCGTATTCGAGGATGATGGACGTATCAGTGTCAACCCTTGCATCAAGACGGTAACTGTCGTAAGACAACTCTGTTACTGGTGCAAAAAAGTTGAGAAAGGGTTTACAGATGAGTCTCTACAGAAGGCTGTCACCGCATTTAAAAGCATGGATGACGCTTTGCCTGAGGATCTTACTTTATGCGATCCTCGGCTGCTTAGCCTCGCAAGGAAGGTTATCGGACGGATTCTTGGCACTATGCCGGGATTTGATTCAATCCTTCCAAAGCACGGGCCAGGTGCTGTAGCCTGGAGCAAGGATGCCCCGAAGCACAGGTTAAGTGTTGCTTACACCGATCTCGAGTGTAGGTTTCGCCCAATTCCTTGGTTTCGGTCCCTACGGGATGCTTCAGAGAATCCATCGACGGTGATAGGTCGACCCCTGTATAAATACGGGTTGTCGAAGTTATCGTTTGTGGAAAAAGACTCTTCCGGTCCACGTTTGATAGGCCTAGAGCCTGCTGAGTACATGTGGTGCCAGCAATCTATAAAGAGCTGGCTTTATAACCACGTAGAAAAGCGCTCTATTGCAAAAGGGCGTATCAACTTTACTGATCAATCGGTCAATAGGGAACTTACCCGTCGGCCTGATCGGTATGATACACTTGACATGTCGAGTGCGTCAGATCGGAATTCGCTAGCGCTTGTAAAAGCGTTGTTTCGGGGGACTAGATTGCTCCCGTACTTGCTGGCGAGTCGTACCCCTGGTGTTGTACTACCTGGTGGGAGTATACACTTTTATAAAAAGTTTGCTCCCATGGGCAGTGCAGTCTGTTTTCCGGTCGAGGCGCTAACTTTTTATGCGTTAGCCGTCTCGTCCTTGACCAGAGCGGGATACCCTTTTCTCCTGGCTCTTAAAAATACCTTCGTTTATGGTGACGACATTGTCGTCCCACACGGTTATTTTACGCAACTAAAAAAAGATTTTGAGAGCGTCTCCTTGATGTTCTCAGAGTCAAAGTGTTGCGTTTCCGGTCTTTTCCGGGAATCGTGTGGCTTGGACGCTTATGATGGAGTCGACGTTACGCCGCTCCGCCTGAGGCGTCCTCACTGTCTGCGTGGGGCTTTGGATCTTGCATCCCTTGTGGAGCATCACAATGCTCTGTTTGACAAGGGATACTGGTCTGCTTCATCTACAATGCGAGAACTTATGTATAGAGAGTTTCCAGAGTTAAAACTCTGGAGGTTAAAGCTCTCTCCTCGCGTAGATTTACCAATCCTGACGTGGCGCTCTTTTGTTCGCGACACAGTCAAACGAATCTATAAAGATTCTATGACGTTCGTTCAGGGGGTTACATTTGTACCTGCGAAGGACAAATGTGATGAAGCAGATGATGCGTTCTACCTCCGTGCATCCTTAAGCACACGAGGTCCTGTGGGGATCTTTGTTAGATCCGCAGAATCCAAGGTTAGGTTCCTTGTGAGACAGCGTGATGGTAGCATGCGATTTCGCAAGCTTCCTTACGTTCCATCACTCGGGAGAGTTTGGCAGGTGCCATCCTCAAACAAAGAGCTCTGTGAGGGCGTCACGCCTTTACAGAAGCTGATTGCGGCGACGGTGGGGCAGCC